TTCTCCTACTCAACGAATTACAGATAATAAATGCATTGTAATTGAAGAAGCTCAATTCTTCCGGGGATTGAGGGATTTTGTTATATTTGTTCTGAAGGCTCACAAACGCGACGTTATGCTAATTGGCTTGGACGGAGACGCGAGGCAAGAACCGTTTGGTGAAATTTTGAACTGTATTCCATTCGCAACCAATGTCACCAAATTGAACGCCTACTGTATGCTGTGTAAAGATGGAACTGTCGCGCCCTTCACACGTAAAAATGATAACAGCGGACCCCAAGTGGATGTTGGTGGTTCCGATAAATACCTTCCAGTATGCTTGAAGCATATAAACTGATTATCTATATTTTAAGAACTTAATCAGACCGGTGCGCTTATCAATCTTTTTATTTGAAATCACGAATCTCGGAGCCATTCTGCGGTATTGGAACGGCTTATCGTATAAACTACTCCAGTCAATTTGATGTGGTTCCATCTCATGCGCAGCTTGTCTACCATTTTCTGCGTAAATCATTACTTCTCCTGGTGGGATATATGATACTATATCACAATATTTGTCTACGCATAAAGAGAAAAGTCCGTTATCTGTATCTTGTCCTATGAATATTGGCGATTCGTCGTATTTCAACGAGGGACTTTCGTCAAGAAAGTGATAATTTTCGCATAGATTTAGCCAATCTGTGATTAAATTCATTGTAGACTCTGTTTTCCTTATAATCATCAATCCAGCCAGTTGACTACATGTCCTTTTGTTCCTAAATTCTGGGTGATACGACATAATAGCATCCATTTTGGCGTAGTATTGACCTAAATATTTCTCTGTTGTGTTGAACACCACAATTTCTTTGTTAATCAGTTGATCTAGATAAAATTGGAATCTAGATTTACCATCTTTGTTAATATATGTACCACCATCTGCATAGACGAGAATATCATTATCGTTTATTTTGTGTAACATATCAAAGATTATCTTGGGCTTCCATATAAACCGACCGTAACCATATCTATGTTGATTAATGAAATTGCGATGTTTTTCAATATATTCCGGAATGTTATTTTCACTCATCGGATATATTTCATCGAATATATCAATCTCTTCTGCCTGTTTGGTGATTCTATCCAAAGACATAAATCCGCTATTCGCAAATGTAATAAATACGCATTTAGACATTTTATATGTAATATTCGATAATGTTACATCCAATTTATGCGCCCACTATTGCGCCTTATACAAAATCAGTATACGATGCAATCGAAACAGGCTGGATTAGTTCACAGGGAAAATACATTGGGAAAACAACCGAGCTGTTAAAGAAAAGTTTGGGAACGGAATATGTTGTATTGACTAATAATGGGACCAGCGCAACTCACTTATTATATTTGTCTCTTAAGTTTAAATATCCAAACTTAACAAAAATTTATGTTCCAAATTGTGTATTCGTTGCAGTATGGAACTGTGCGTTGTATGAATATTCGAAGGACATGATTGAAGTAATGGAAATTGACCCACACACATTAAATATGCGACAAGATGAGTTATATATTCTTTCCCTTGAGCGCAACTCTGCTGTTGTTGTAGTTCATAATGTTGGAAATATTGTAAATGTTCTTAGACTAAAGAAACTTCGTCCCGATTTAATTTTTGTAGAAGATAACTGTGAGGCATTCATGGAGCAATATAACCAGAAGTATACTGGTACCGAATCATTATGTGCCGCAGTTTCGTTCTTTGGAAATAAAACGATTACATCGGGGGAAGGAGGTGCTTTCTATACGAATGATAAAGAACTGTACGAATTTATTTACAAAACATGTCATCACGGTATGACTGGGGAAAGATATGTATACGATATTATTGGTAGAAACTATCGTATGACGAATATACAAGCAGCATTCTTGTACGATCAGTTAATTGATATAGATAATATCCTTGATAATAAGAAACGTGTGTATGATACGTATTTTAAGTTACTAAAAGATACAAATATAAAAGTTGCGACCACCGGAAAGTGGATGTTTATTATCCGAGTTCCTGGTGGAAACTATGACGACATGTTTAAACATATGATGTCTTTTGGGATCGACACACGTCCGATGTTTTATGACGTAACAAAACATAAACATTTGGAGTCATTCATACCCCCCAATATTCTAGAGAATCATCACGAATATATTATGCTGCCATCATCTCCGTCACTGACGTTACAGGATCAACATTATATAATTAATACACTAAGGTTATTATATATATAATGAACGTTGTAAAGATTACAGATGAAAACATCAACTTACTTGAAATTTTCTTAAAAAATAAGTTACCGTCAACATTTCGGTATTTTTCAAAAAGGAACTTTCGTTGTGTAAAGACACATATACTAACGGTAATAGGTACTATAGATTCAGTACCTATTGCTTATGGACATATCGATAAGGATCAATCAGATACTTATTGGTTAGGAGTTTGCGTTTTGGAAGATTTTCAGTCAAAAGGATATGGTTCGGATATAATAAAATATCTGATCGAACATCTAGACATTCCTACTATTTATCTAACGGTTGATAAAGTGAATAATAAAGCCTTGTTGTTATATAAAAGATTTGGATTTGAAGTTACAGATGAATTTGATACGTTCTATAAAATGCGTTTACATAAAAAGTTATTGTATTAATATAATGTTTACATTACCTGTATCATTAGGCGAGGCTATTGATAAATTGACTATATTGGACATTAAAATTGAAAAAATAAAAGATCCTGAACGAAATAATCACTGTAAAGTTGAATATGACATACTATATGAGCAACTCAAAGATTGTGTCAGCGAAAATCAGTTCTACTATAAACAGCTAAAGGATATAAATACATCAATATGGGACATGCAAGATGACATCCGTAGTTCAGATAATCCAAGTACAAAAATGTGTCTTGATATATTAAATATGAATGATTCAAGATTTCGCATTAAAGATATTATTAATCAGCGAGCACAATCAATTATACGGGAACAAAAGGGATATCCAATAAAGAAAGCGCTCTTTCTAGGACATCATCAACTCGGTGATAACATTCTTTACATCGGAGCAGTTCGGTATCTTTCTTTGCTATACGATGAGTTTGTGATTCCGTGCCCGATTGCGCAACATTCCGATACTATAAAATCATTTTATGCCGATCTTCCTAATATTAAAATTGTGCCGATGAGTAAAGATTATTATCATAGATACGGTAAAGACTTAGATAGAGAAATGAACCTAGCTCAGTATTCTAAGATATACCGTTTGGGCTTCTATAGAAATGACGGTTTTACTGGAATATCGCCGGATTTTTGGTATAATCAGCTTGGATTGTCTCCAAGTATACGGCTGTCTCATTTTTTTATACCCGAAAACATTGAATCTAAAGAACTATATGAAAGTATAAAAATTCCATACATGTTTGTACACCAAAAATCATCTAATACTGATCGAATAAATGTAGTTAAATGGGATATTAATGAAACATTGACATTGGATCCCGACGTAAATTTGTATCAACCTGATCATAATTGGTATGAGTTAGCACAGACGTTTGTAAAAAAGCCATTTAATCACTATTATGATACGCTACGCCATGCAAAAGAGCTACACTTGGTAGACAGCTCATTTCATTGTATGGCGATCAATTTAAAATTAGACGCAGAAGTAAAGTATTGCTACAGCCGAAGAGACGGATCCGTAGACGATCATTATACATCACTCTTCAACTAAAGCATATAAACTGAACGAGCATATATTAGGTAACATGACGCTATATATCCGTGCCGAGAACCCTGAACTTCGCAGTATGATCGAGAAGCAAATCCAGAATCATCGTTCGACCGACTCTGGGTTTGATATTCCTATGACTGCTAAAATTTTTGATATGAGTATGAAGCTCCACGGTTTTTATTTTGGTATTAATGTTGCTGCGACTTTGTCGGATGGTACACCTGCTCCGTGCCTTTTGCTTCCCCGCTCTTCTATTTATATGACAGCCTTTCGCATGTGTAATTCTATTGGGTTGATTGACGCAGGATATCGGGGCGAAGTTAATGCGAAGGTCGACAATTTGTATCCTGGGGAAGAAACTAGTGGCCGATTCCAGGACGGGGCACGACTCTTTCAAATTTGTCAGCACAACTTTCTGCCGTGGAGTAACATTGTTTTGACCGATGAACTACCAGCTCCACCAGATAACCGAGGTTCTCACGGATTTGGTTCTACTGGACTTCAGTTGGAGAATCATCCCCGAACTTAGAAATGCTGTTTATTGTAAGTTATTTTAAGATATGAATGCTATAAACAGCTATAAATGGGAGTTACTGATATCGTATTTAATAAGCATTGTAAACAATATTTTGTAGATTCAATCTCTATATTAGAACTGGGAGCTCAAGAGTATATAGCAAACGGAGTGTCTGTTGGCTACTTTTCAAATATATTTAAAGAATACAATATTAAATCTATTGATTTAAATGGAGAAAACTCAGCATTAAGGTTAGATTTAGCGAAAGATATTAATACGAAAGAACACTATGATTTAATTAGCAACTTCGGAACGTCCGAACACGTTAGCGACCAATATACATGCTGGAAAAACATTCACGATCTTCTTTCTGACGGAGGTATCGTTATCTCCGAACTTCCAGAAAAAGGTTCATGGAAAGGGCACTGTAAATATTATATAGATTATTCATTTATGAAAGTTATGTCTAAGGACTTTGAGATCATCGATTACAGAAGTACTTATTACCCCCCAAATGGATATTTATCATTCTCAATCTTAAAGAAAAAGAGTCAAACATTTTTAACAACCCGCGAAGAGTTGGAAGACACTATATTCGTAGATCATGATACTATCGATAAAATATCATTTTAAAGTTGTTTAAGCCTTATTTTGAACTACTATTAAGCAGTTATCGTATATATTCAGATGATGTGGTATATTTATAACTCTAAATATCAAGTTAGGGTACATGAATTTCCAATCATTTATTTGAGACTCATATAATACTATATCTTTTAGAAGAACATCTTCTATAATAAATACGCCATTCGGATTAAGTTTATGAATTGAGTTCTCAAAAAAGCATTTATTAGCGTAGAACTCATGTAATCCATCGTCAATTATAATATCAAAATTATCTTTTAGTTCGATGTTTTCCCATAGGTCATGTATAATGTTGGGGGTTGTCTGATCACAATAAAATGTACTTATTCTGTCATCGTGAAATAAAATAGATTTATCGATATCTGCGCCAAAGATAGTGCCTTTAGAAAAGTATTTTCGCCATCCAAATAACGACGCACCCGGTTTACCATTCTCACCCATATTCGAAGGAAGTTTCACATTATTAGTTCCGAGTCCGAGCTCAAATAACCTCAAGGGAGCGTGTCTTAGCTTAGAAAAAATAGCATTATAATACTTTGTATAGTTATGCCAATCTCTACCTGAGCCGTTTGAAATATTTCCTTTGTCGCTACCATAGACTTCCATTATTTCACAAAGAGGTGTTGCTAAATTAACATCAAATTCTGCAAATATATTTATATAAGTATTAGATGGCACAATAATAGATGCTATTTGACTATTATACCGTGATATATTAATATTAATATTTCTTTGTTGGAAAAATTCATCAGTTGCTCGTCTTTGGCCGTTCCATAGAAAATAATCATCGAATATAACTACGCCACCTGGAACAACTCTATCATATAAAATCTCTAATTCAAATTTACTAGAGTCGTACCAGTCAGTATCTAACCTAAGAATAGCTATTTTTTGTGGTAAGTTTGATTCTAACGTAAGTGTATCAAATACGTTTCCTTTTATGTAATGTATCATATCATTTGGGTATCCAGTAGAACTTATATTGCGTTTTACACTTTCGATATCAGTTCTACACCACCCATTTGCATTCTCACTTATTACATTAGAACTCCACATATCTATGACTCCTTTATTCGACCTGAATTCTGATGGCATTCCTTCTAAAGGATAATCATCGCATAATCTATCGTTAGGAGTTGGACGTGCCATCCCCTCAAATGTATCGTATAGATACAAGTTTCGTAATGGCAAGTTATTTTGTAGGGAATATCTACAAAAATTTATTTGTTGTCTACCAGACTGAACTCCACATTCAATGAAATCTCCTGGAATATTGTTTCTAGTTATATATTTGAGTGCTTCTATTGTATCCATCGTATGCTGTTATGTATGATGCTACTAATGTAAATTTTAAAATACACCGTAAAAGAAAAACCATTCATTTGGATAGGTCGAACTAATCATTATAGGAAACAGTTCGTTCATCTTCTTTTGAGATATTAATGAACTTATAATATACTGATCTGATATTGTACATTTTTCATTCATAACGTATTCTCTGACCATATCATAATATCTTTCAGTAAATTTAGACACATAATTTTTATGAAATACTATGTGGCTACCCGCTAATCCTATGAATGGAAACTGAAAGTATTTACTGTCATCAATGTTTCGTATTTGCTGTACATAACAACCTGGTGATGGGAGAGGGCGGCTGCCGAAATCTAGCATATATGGTTCCCATTCATCCGTTCTTATAGATCCAGCATCCACCCACATGTACCAATCGTAGTTTGGTTTAATCTCTATAGCTTGCTTTATGAACCCCGATTTATTCGACCATAGCGCCCCAAGTTGCCAAGTATGTCTATGTTCGGGATATTTATATTTTTTGATTTCATCTTTCCAAAATTCAATAGGAAATTCTTTGAAAATGTACATATCTTCGAAAGGTTGGATATGAAATGTAACATTATCTCTTGCTAGGGGCTTTAATTTCTCATAAGCATTCTGATCTGTAAAAAACAAAACCGGAGATTTAACATACTTAAAAAAATTACTGATATAGACATAATATTCAGAAGGTTCTTTCTTACTTGGAATTTCATAATAACACGTTACCGTTAACATTTATAATTACTTTTACGAAGTATGTTTAAGTAATCTAGAATACCACCCCCGAACTTATACGTAGGGGTAAATGAGTACAAGTGAAACTACATCGTGAACGATCGCACCCCAATAAGCAGAATACCAGGTGCTATTCAACCCAAATATCATAAACAAAATTACGACTATCGAACGCAGGAACGTATTGAGGATGGGATTCGCGGTCGGGATAAACCAGAAGTTCATTTAATCTATGAAAACTTTTTCTCTTCATATAGCATAAACACAACATGGGTGGCGGTCTTATGCAGCTAGTGTCGTATGGTGCGCAGGACATTTACATTTCGGGCAACCCCCAGATTACCTTCTGGAAGGTGCTGTACAAACGCCATACCAACTTCGCCGTGGAGTCCATTGAGGTGACCTTCAACGGCCAGGCCGACTTCAACAAGCGTGTGACGGCGGTGATTAACCGCAACGCCGATCTGATGTACAAGACGTACATCCAGGTTGTGCTCCCCCAGATCGACCTTAAGGCGAGTAATGGAACCTTTGGTGCTCTATCCGATACGACCGCCGGTTTCCGCTGGCTCAACTATATCGGTCACCGCCTCATCAAGCAGGTTGAGGTTGAAATCGGTGGCCAGCGTATCGACCGCCAGTATGGTGACTGGATGCAGATCTGGACCCAGCTGTCTACGGACGCGGGTACCGTGAACGCCCTAGATTCTATCATCGGAAACACGCACGACCTTGTACTCACGAAGCGCCAGAGTGGTAGTATGCCTCTCGATGGGACCTGCGCGGCGACTGAGACTTCGGGCTCTTGCGTGCCTCGTCAGGGCACCCCCGCGAAGACGCTGTACATTCCTCTCCAGTTCTGGTTCTGCCGCAATCCTGGTCTGGCGATTCCCCTAATTGCCCTCCAGTACCACGAGGTGCGCATCAACGTGGACTTCGAGACGTGGCAGAATTGCCACTATTTCGAGAATAAGGTCGGTCAGGTAAACACTGGCGCCCCCGCCCAGTCGCTCGCCGCCGCGTCGCTGTATGTTGACTATGTCTACCTCGACACGGAGGAGCGCCGCCGCTTCGCCCAGCAGAGCCACGAGTACCTCATCGAGCAGGTGCAGTACACTGGCGCCGAGTCCATCACGTCGTCTTCCAACAAGATCCAGCTGAACTTCAATCACCCCGTGAAGGAGCTCTTCTGGGTCGTCCAGCGCGACTCGTTCGTTGACTGCTCCGGTCCCGCGTGGATTGCCTCGGTTGGTGGCCCCCAGCCCTTCAACTACTCCGATGACTTCAGTTCGGAGGGCATGGTGATGTCCCTGCTGTCTCAGGGTAATGGCACCAGCACGTCGCCAGCTACGGCTTTTGCGTCGCAGCCTACGTTTGCGCAGCAGCCCCTCGGACAGGGCCCCACGCAGTCGTCGTCTCTCGTCGGCGCTGATGAGGTTGATAGTGCCGGTGTGTCCGAGTTCGAGGCCACGGTGAACTACCTGCTCGCCAAGGTGATTCTGGAGTCCGGTGTGCGTTGCGAGGGCAAGAACCCTATTGAAGTCGCCAAGCTCCAGCTCAACGGCCAGGACCGTTTCACGGAGCGTGAGGGTGCCTACTTCGACCGCGTCCAACCCTTCCAGCACCACAGCCGCACGCCTTCTACGGGTATCAACGTGTACTCGTTTGCCCTCCGCCCCGAGGAGCACCAGCCTTCCGGCACTTGCAACTTCTCGCGCATCGACAAGGCGACGCTCCAGCTGACGGTGTCCATCAACACGGTGGTTGGTGCCCGCACGGCCCAGGTGCGCGTGTATGCGCTGAACTACAACGTGCTCCGCGTAATGAGTGGCATGGGTGGTCTAGCGTACAGCAACTAAGCACTAGGTTAAATATTAATATACAAAAACGGGGAAACCCAAAATTGAGCGTAAATATTTACATTCAATTTTGTGAGACAATCTACAAATGCAAACAGACCAGTTTAACTGGATATAATATTTCTGCACTATAGTTATACACGTATTATCTGACACCAAGAGACTATACTTTTACTCTATTTGCGAAGTCGCAGCTTCTTGAATTATTCAATAATATATAAATGAGGCTTGGTTTCGTAAAAAAACATTTAGTAGGACTAGCTACTACAGGAGAACCAATAGTACCGCTCAATGTTTATATGTCTTGGTGTTCAAATACAGTACCTCCCAAATTACTAGAATCTTTGCAATTATTATTCAACATGAATCCCGAATTCACATTTCACATATATAATGATGAAATGTGTAGACGTTTCATAGAGAATAATTATTCAGCGGATGTTCTAGACGCATTCGATAGACTCATACCGGGTGCTTATAAGTCCGACTTGTGGCGCTATTGTGTTCTATACAAATTGGGAGGCATCTATTTGGATATAAAATATACTCCAATTGATAACTTTAAGTTGATAAAACTAGCTAATAAAGAGCATTTTGTATTAGATAATCTGGCATATTTTACAGATTTAGGACTATATAATGCCTTAATGATAGTACGTCCAAATAATGCCATTTTACTAACCTGTATAAATGAGATAGTGAAGAATGTGAATTCTGGATTCAAAGGCGATCATGCGTTAATGCCAACCGGACCTGGGTTGTTGGGAAACGTATACAGAATGTATTCTAAAAATAAACAATTTGACCTAGAATTTTATCCATTAGGGCGTCGTATGATATCATATAA